GTCAAAGGGCTGGAAGAATGGAAGCACCAAAGGATGGCGCAAGATTCGTCAACGCATATTGCAACGCGATGCATACATGTGCCAACTATGTGGGCAGACAGAAGGCCAGATGCATATAGATCACATCATCCCCAAGCGATTGATTGGTGAACATGGCGATAATGATTCGAATTTGAGAGTGTTGTGTCAAAAGTGTAATTTATCAAAAGGTGGTCGCTTTTTTAGCAGTGAAGTAACACCCCCGACTCTCCATGACCGTATATCTCCCTTAAACGTGAGCGTAAGCCATGAATAAGCCTGTTCAGGTCATAGATAGTGGGTCTGAGGTCGAACTAGGCTCTAATCGGCTGCAATCGGTTTCTGAGCCTGAATCAGCTACGCTCTTTGGCTCTCCAACGCCTAGAATCCACACGCCATTGAATGATTTGCCATCTAGGGGCTTTGAAGTCATTGATCTAGCAGCTGAACTCAAGCAGGAACTGATGCCGTGGCAGAAATTCGTGCTGGAGCATTCCCACAAATACACACTAGATGGTCGATGGGCTACGCCGTTGAACTGCATCACGGTGGCTCGGCAAAATGGTAAGTCTTATTTGATGAATATCAGGATACTTGCAGGTTTATTTCTCTGGGATGAATCAATTCAAATTGGCTCAGCTCATAGACTCTCAACAAGCTTCGAGCAGTTTAGACATTTGGAGCGCATGATTGAGGGCAGCGATTCTCTCAGCAAACAGGTCAAACGTATCCGCAGACGTCATGGCGAAGAAGAAATTGAAACTATCAAGGGCAATCGATTCATTATCCGCGCATCTGGTTCAGCAGCTCGTGGAATTTCAGCGCCATCGACTTTGCATCTGGATGAATTGCGTGAAATGAAGGACTTGGAAACGTTCGCATCTTTACGTTATACATTGATGGCGGCCAAGAATCCGATGGTCATGGCGTACACGAATGCTGGAGAATCAACGTCTCTGATTCTCAACCAGATTCGAGAGCGTGCGCTGGCTCGTATCGCTGGAGCTGATGATCCAGAGATTGGCTATTTCGAATGGTCTGCTCCCACCGATGTCATATCCCTAGAAAATGCCACGTATAGCAATCCAGCATTAGGCCACACCATCAATGTCGGCAATATCAAATCCGTTCTCAATGATGATCCAACAGTGGTGATGACCGAGGTTATGTGTCGATGGGTTCAAACCATCACGGGCGTGGTCGATGCTGAGAAATGGAAAGAATGTGGCGACCCAGAGATTGACATTGATACCGACAAGCTCTCATGGCTGGCTATCGATGTGACACCAGATAGAAAACAAGCTGCGCTGGTGATAGCCCAGAAATTAGGGTCAGAAGATTTCGTGGTGAAGCTGCTGCACACATGGAGCAATGACTTGCATTTGGATGATCGTGCAATCGCTAACGACATCGCGCCCTATTGCCGAAAGTATCCATTGGAGTATCTGCTCTATTCACAAAGAGCCGCTGGATCGATAGCGACAAGATTAAGGCCAGCAGGAATCCCAATCTTCGACATGGATTCGGCTTATCCGCAAAGCTGCGATGAATTACTCGGTGCAATCAACTCTGGCCGATTGAAGCATCGTAATCAAGGCGAATTGACGGCTCAAATACTTTCAGCCGTGAAATTCCCACGTGGTGAAGCTGGTTGGGTCATTGGTCGTCGCGGTCAAGCTCCAGTGTGCGCTGCCGTTGCAACTGCACTGGTTACACACTTCGCGACACGCCCAGAGACGGAGATTGACATTCTCGTTGGGTAATGCTCCACGCATGGGAAAATTCATGCATGGGAATTCGCGACATATTCGCAACACGTAGCGTTGAAACCGCTGCACCGACTAGGGGAGTCGATGTGGCGGCTTCACTTGCACCAGTAACTTCGATTGATTCTCTCAGCCCATTCTTCGGCGGCGCACAAACTGCGACCCGCGAAGAAGCTATGTCCGTGCCAAGCTGCGCACGTGCCAGAAATATCATCTGCTCGTCGATTAGCTCGATTTCATTAGAAGTCATTGATCGTTCGACTGGAATGGAACTCGAAGGCGTAACACCGCGAGTAATTCGTACACCCGATCCACGCATTCCAGGAAGCGCGACCTATGTCTGGACGTGCGAAGATTTACTTTTCTATGGTTACGCATATTGGCAAATTACGGAATTGTTCATGGACACGTATCGAGTGCGAAGCGTTCAACGCGTTTCACCAGCTCGCGTAACTATTCAAACAAACTCAATCGCAAGCGAGATTGAATACTACATGGTTGATGGTACACCAGTACCGAATTCAGGCATTGGATCGCTAGTCGTATTCAATGGCGTCGATGAAGGATTACTGAATCGTGCGGGTCGAACCATTCGCACAGGTGCAGAACTAGAACGTGCCGCTGCGATGTACGCCCGCGAACCAATTCCGTCGATGGTACTTAAAAGCAACGGCACGGCTCTTCCAGCAGATCGCATTGCGAAACTATTGGAGTCATGGGGATCAGCGCGACGCAATCGCGGCACTGCATTTCTAAATGCTGACGTTGAATTGCAAACAGTCGGTTTCGATCCAGAGAAATTGCAGTTATCAGCTGCCCGTTCGTACATCGCGACTGAAATTGCACGCGCTTGCGGAATTCCCGCTTACTACATTGATGCCGAGACTGGTTCGAGTATGACTTACTCCAACGCAGTGAATCAGCGCCAAACGCTGCTGGATTTCTCTTTGATTCCGCTGATGACAAGCATAAGCGAACGGCTCTCAATGCCAGATTTCGTTCCATCATCGCAAGAGGTCAAATACGATCTCAGCGATTATCTACGCGGCTCTGATTTAGAGCGCGCCAATATCTATAAGACACTGAATTCAATCGTTGATCCAGTTACAGGACAACCAGCAATCACGGTTGATGAAATCCGACAAGCAGAGGAACTAATCAAATGAAGGTAACAACACCGTTCACGATTACCGCAGCCGATTCAGAAGCTCGCACAATTACAGGTCAAATCGTTGCATTTGATACTGCTGCGAACGCATCAACTGGCAAAGTGATGTTCAAATCTGGATCATTGAATCCAACGAATGTAAAATTAAATTTGGAACACGACTCAGCACGTCCGATTGGCAAAACTCTTTCAATGGAATTTGCACCAGATGGAAAGTCAATCCAAGCAACTTTTAAGATTTCAAAAACAACTGCTGGAACTGATGCAATTCAAGAAGCAATCGATGGACTTCGCGATGGATTCTCAGTCGAAGCAAACGCAATCGAATTCGGTCACAACGAGGACGGAACGATGGTCGTCTCTAAAGCAGATTTGGTCGGTGTCGCCTTGACACACAACCCTGCATTCGATTCAGCACGTGTGTCGAATGTAGCAGCGACAACCGCACCAGAAGATTCTGAATCATCATCCGATGAAGCAGAAGCACAACCACAACAACCAACAGAAGGAGACGTCGTGGAAAACACCGTCACAGAGCCAACTGCCGCCGAGACGGTAGAAGCTTCAGCTCAGGTTCAAGCAGCATCCGTTGCTAAGCCTGTTAATTTCATCGCAGCACGCAATCCAGTAGTTTCACCAGAAACTTTCTTAATGCACAAGGTTGCAGCAATGCGTGGATCAGAAGAATCACGCAACTTCATTGCAGCAGCTACATCATCAACAGATAACCCTGGACTTATCCCAACACGTCAGCTACGCGAAGTAGTGAATGGTCTTGCAGATGATGTGCGGGCCAGCATTGATTCCATTTCAAATGGGACGCTTCCGAACGCAGGGCTTGTTTTTCAAATCCCGAAAATCACTCAGCTTCCAGATGTAAGTGTTGTCGATGAACTCGATACAGTTACTCCAGTCGTTATGGAATCCGAATTCATCAACGTGGATGTAAAGTCATTCAAGGGCAACCAAGTAATGTCCGTTGAGCTAGCAGATCGCTCTGATCCACTATTCTTCAGCGAGCTCATTTCAAATCTTTCTTCGCAATATGCTCGCGCAACTAATGCGTATAACTCAGGTCAAATCATCACAGGTGCAACAAAGACTGCAACTGGTTATGGCTCAGACATCACAGCAGCAGAATTGCTTGCTTGGGTTTCAGCTGGAGCAGTTTCAGTGTATTCAAACACTTTCAAATTTGCTGATGCAATCGTCGTGTCGCCAGCCATGTGGGGGCGCATCATGTCATTCAACGTCGATGGACGCCCAATCTATAACGCACTTCAACCACAAAACGCAGCTGGTAACGCACAGCCACGTTCATTGCGCGGTTCAGTAAATGGAATCGATCTCTGGGTTGATACTGCACTTTCAGGAACAGGCGATAATTCAATGTATGTCGTCAATCGTGATGCATACACATGGTACGAATCTCCACGTTTAGAGCTTCGCACCAATTTCATCAACGATGGAAGCATCGGAATTCTGCTTTACGGCTACGGCGCAACTGCAACAAAAATTGCAGCAGGCGCATACGCATTCGCGGACTAATTCCAATTAATCATCGGCTGGTTCGCTCCCGAGCCAGTCGAGCAGAATAGGAGATCAGAAATGCCAAATATCATCACGGCTGAAGAGCTGCGCACGGTGCTTGGCGTTTCTGAATCTCTTTATTCAGATGCTTATCTTGACCAAATTATTGATTCGGCTGAACTCACAATTCTGCCTTTATTGACGCAATACCAATCAGCCATCGCGACGACTCGCATTGAAAATGGGGTCGCGTACTTCACGACAATCCGTCCATGTTACTTTGCGGTGGGTCAGTCAGTCGTGGTGGCTGGTTGCGGCGTACTTGATGACACTTACACCGTCACAACGGATTCGGTTCGCCCATACGAATTCTCAGTGGCAACCGTTGAAGCTGACCGCGTTCTGAATGTGATTATTCCATCAGGAACTGCGACGCTAGACGGCGCATCATCAGCTGAACTTTATGCAAATGTGCCACCAGTTAAGTCTGCAATTCTTGTCGTTTCGGTTGAAATCTTTCAATCAGTAACGGCATCAGGCAATATGACAACAAATGAAAATTTCAGTCCAAGCCCATTCGTTCTCGGTAGATCACTCCAGAGCAGAGTAATTGGATTACTTGGGCCATTTATTGACGTCGAAACGATGGCGCAATGACCATCCAATCAGAGGTTCGCGCACCGTTAGCTACTGCGCT